GACCGCATCTTGAAGGCGGACTACGAATGAACGACCAACTGACAGTGATCTGCCCCAAGCACGGGGAGCACGAATACGCCATCACCAGCAACATCCCCGGCCAGGAGGGTGCTTGGTGCCAAATCTGCTGGCTCGAGTCCCTGGGCCCCAGCCTGCCCTACCGGTGTAGTTCAACTACACCCCAGGACCGACAGGACATCATGCGGATGGTCGACGAGCAGTTCGACGCCGAGTTCAAGACCATGGGCGAGATGATCCCGGTGCCGGAGGTCGGATGGATGCCGATACCGAAGGAGTGAGCCCCTTCATGTTGGCCGCGCAAGACGCCATCCTGTACGGAGCCGGATGGATGGTGATCCGCGCAAACGGGGAGATTGAGCACATCCCGCCAGCAAAATACCTTGAGGCAGCAGACGCCCTGGCATGGGCACACGAAGAGGTCAAGAAGGGATTGCCCAAAAAATAATCACAAGGTTACACTTCGGTCCAATGCGCTGAAATGACTGCGCGCTGAGAGGACTGAAAGATGACCGAAAAAAAATCCGCGACAAAAAACAAGGCTGGACGACCATCCTCCTTCGACCAAGGAATAGCAGACACCATCTGCATAAGGCTAGGACAAGGGGAGAGCCTGAGAACGATTTGTAAGGACGAGGACATGCCGGCGCAGTCCACGGTGTACCTGTGGTTGCAGAGGTTTCCCGAATTCTCGGAGCAATACACACGCGCACGGGAGGAGCAGGCCGAGACCCATGCCGACGAGATCGTGTCCATCGCGGACGAGACCCCCGAGACCGTCCCGGTCTACGACAAGGACGGCAACGAGATCGACATCAAGCTGGACTCGGCCTACATCCAGTGGCAGCGCCAGCGCATCGATGCCCGAAAATGGAATGCCGCCAAGCAGCGGCCCAAGAAGTACGGCGACCGGATCACCCACTCCGGCGACGACCAAAACCCCCTGGTGGTGGAGAACAACCACAACGTGTTTGGCGAACTCCTCAAGGCCATCAAGATGGAGCGCCAAGCCAAAGCCTACGGGGACAAATCATGAGCACTCAAGACATTGAGGCGGGGTACAGCCCTGAAATCCTGGATCGGATCGAGGCAGATCACAAGTCTGGCCGGCTCATGCCATTCATCGAGTTCCTGCTGGCAGATCAGAATCGAGTGCTTCGGTTTTTGCGTGAAGGCGACAGATACATCTGCACCATCGGCCCCGAAGAGGCGACCGAACTGTTGCGCGCCACGAATCAAGCCTACGGGGATAAGTGATGGGGGCACTCGACCAGTTCCTCGAGGATGACCAGGGGCTGCTGTCCGAATTCGCCAAGCTGAACCCGATCCAGCAGTCCATCATTACGTGGCAACTGACGTGGCAGAAGAAGGCCCACGACCACCAGATCGAGCCTCCTGGGGACTGGTGGAACATCTGGCTGCTGCTGGCCGGCCGTGGCGCCGGAAAGACCCGGGCGGCTGCCGAGACGCTGGCGCAGTGGGCTATCGAGATGCCTGAGAGCCGCTGGCTGGTCTCAGCCCCGACCTCCGGCGACATCCGGGGCACCTGCTTCGAGGGCGACTCAGGCCTACTGTCGGTGATCCCCGAGGCCCTGGTGGCCGACTACAACAAGAGCCTGCACGAGATCAAGCTGATCAACGGCGCCTTCATCAAGGGCATCCCGGCCAGTGAGCCTGAACGCTTCCGTGGCGGCCAGTGGCACGGGGCATGGCTGGACGAGTTGGCCGCCTGGGAGTACCTGCAGGACTCCTGGGACATGATCATGTTCGCTGTCCGCCTGGGCACCAGGACACGGATCATCGCCTCCACCACACCCAAGCCCAAGCCCCTGATCATGGAGTTGATCGGCCGCGAGGGCGACGACGTGGTGGTCACTAAGGCCAGCACCTACGTCAACGTGGCGAACCTTGCGCCGTCCTTCCAGAAGCAGATTCTTCAGTACGAGGGCACGAACCTGGGCCGCCAGGAGATTCACGCCGAGATCATCGACCCTGAGGAGGGCGGCATCGTCAAGCGCGACTGGTTCCGCCTGTGGCCGAGCCACAAGTCCTTCCCGAAGCTGGAGTTCATCATCCAGTCCTACGACTGCGCCACCAGCGACAAGACCATCAACGACCCCAGCGGCTGCATCACCCTGGGCGTGTTCAAGCCCCTGGACGGCGGCATGAGCGTGATGGTGCTGGACTGCTGGAACGAGCACCTCCAGTACCCGGACCTGCGCCCCAAGGTGATCAACGAATACGAGACGGTCTACGGCGAGGGCAAGGACCGCAAGCTGGTCGACCTCGTCCTGGTGGAGGACAAGAGCGCCGGCATCAGCCTGATCCAGGACTTGCAGCGCGCCCACCTGCCGGTGCATGCCTACAACCCTGGCCGCGCCGACAAGGTGCAGCGCCTGTCGATCGTGGCGAACATCATCAAGGCCGGCCGTGTCTGGGTGCCCGAGAGCAGCCAGCGCAGAGGGTTCGTCCGCGACTGGGCCGAGGGCATGGTCAGCCAAATCTGCTCCTTCCCCGAGGGGACGGTCCATGACGAGTACGTGGACTGCATGAGCCAGGGCCTGCGGTACCTGCGCGATGCCGGCTGGATCAGCATTGACGCCCCGCCCCGCGAAGACCTCGAGCAGGAGGACATCACGGACGCCGAGATTTACAACATGCGGACCAGGACGAACCCCTATGCAGCCTGATCAAAGTGGAGTTGAACTCCACTCAACCCCCCGGAGGAGCCATGAAGGATGACTTTCAGTACTACCAAGGTACGCCCGACTGCCGGCGCATCACCCAGCAGAACGGAGTCCGAACGACCACGTCGCTCAACCGGTTCGAGATGGTCGTCGACCCCGGCACCGACATCTGGGAGCAGATCGCAGCCCAGGCCATCAAGGAGTGGGTCAGATGGCGCAAGGAGCAGGAGGAGTTGCGACAGCCTGGGGATATGCCAAGGTGACTGGCGCTGTGCTGATTGCCCACGGGCAATGAGCGGGCGATAATCCCACAACCCCCGAGGACACCCATGGCGATTCCACCCGACATCAAAATCCGGCTTGAGCAGTTGCGCCAAGAGATGGCAGCACGGGCAGAAGCCCAATTGCGTCAGCAGCAGGCCCAGCAAAACGCCGAGAAGATGTCCAAGCAGTTCGTGCCCGGCAAGGCCAAAGGGGGCCAGCCCAGCATGGCCGTCATGCGTCTTGCAATCGGCGGGCAGGGCCCCAAGAACTGGATCAAGGGATCAGTGGAGCCGGTGATTGCTCCTTTGACGCAAGACACGGTTGAAGACGAGCACCTTGCAGGCATTCTGAAAGCAAGCCAGAACCCAAAAGTCACTGAAGCCAGTCGCCAAGAGATGGCGCAACTTCACAAAGATGAATTGCACAAGCGTGCAATGAACCAGTGGGTGACCAGCAACCTTGGCAACTACATCCGCAAGCAGATGGCGACGCACGACGACCCCATCCGCAAGCTGGCCGAGCAGGGCATCGTGCACATTCCTTCGGAGCAGGTCGGCTTGAACCGCTACAAGGCAAACACCCATCGAGCAACCCATGGTGCGGAGCGTCTTGGCGAGTCAGAGGAGGCAAAAGCCTGGGAAGACGCTGCAGACGTGGCGATGGAGCCGATGTACATCAAGAATTTGCATCCAGACTACCGTGAGCCGTGGATGGAGAAGGCCGATCCCAAGACGCAAATCTTCACGCCGACCAATGACATGCACGCCCACTATCTGGGCTTTGATCACATCGTTGACGTGCTCAAGCAAGACCTTGCAGAGGGCCGCATCCGCCCAGAGCAACTCAACAAGATGAGCATTGAGCAGGCCGTGCGCCGAGTGCATCAGTACGACCAGGAGCGCAAGAAGGCCATGGCCCAGACCGCACTCAAGGCAACAGAAGGAATGCCGGTGCACAAGGACTACGGCGACGGGTTCAAATGGGTCGAGTTGACTTTGCCCAACAAGCCCCTGCCCGAGGGCTACACGCCGGGCGGCGGCAATGACAGGTTTGTCTTCGATCCGTCTGGCAAGGATGTGCCGCATCCGAACTATCAAGCCCTTGAAGACGCCCTGAAGTACGAGGGCGACACCATGGGTCACTGCGTTGGCGGGTACTGCCCTGACGTGGCCGCAGGTCGTTCCCGCATCTTCAGCCTGCGCGACAAGAACAACGAGCCCCATGTGACCATCGAGGTTCAAACGCCAAAACGATATGACGAAGAAGATGTCATCAGACAATTTCCGGGCGGCGTTACAGATGCAATGAAGCGTGGCGATGTTGGGGGCAAAAATTACATTGCTGCGAAGATGGCAGAAATGAACAGTCCTGATAGGCCTCATGCCATCAAGCAGATCAAAGGCAAGGGCAATGCCAAGCCCAAGAAGGACTACATCCCCTACGTGCAGGACTTTGTTAAGTCTGGCAAGTGGTCTCAGGTTGGCGACTCGCAAAACGCTGAACTGCGCAAGTACACTGACGTTTTCAACGTGAACGAGCAGCGTCAGTTGGAGTCAAAGGGCTTTGAAATTCCTGATCATTTGTATCTGACCGGCGATCAAATCCAGCAGATGCACAACGCCATCACACCTGAGGGCAAACGCCTGAAGTACGACTCATCAGGCAAGATCATTGGCGGTGAGCCCGGCTCTGGTTACGCCAAAGGCGGCGCCGTCGAGCCCAGCCTGGATGTGATGCGTCTGGCCCTGAACCAGCAGGGCATGTACAGCCCACTCGAGAAGGCCGCCATGGCCGTGCCCCGCACCAAAGGCACGCCGGCCGAATTCATGGCCGAGATCAGCAAGCAGCCCGGATTCCGCGCCGAAGAGGTGGCCGACCGCAAGATCAGCCTGCCTGACCAGAAGCTGACCAAGGCCGAGATGCTGGCCCACATCCGTGCCCACGCAGCGCCCAAGCTCGAGGAGAAGGTGCTGCAGGATTACCCGGACTTCGACGAGCAACTCGACAAGCTGGCACACGAGATGTACGCCGAGCCCTTCGACATGCTCGACAGGGTCGAGAAAAAGCGCATACAAGACCTCGTGGAGAAGTCGTCCACGGCCTACACCGACTGGCAGATTCCCGGCGGCCAGAACTACCGTGAGGTGCTGCTCAAGCTGCCCAGTGGAAACAACGAGCGCATCGCCAAGCTGCAGTCCATGATCGATCACGACATGCAGCATCTCAACAATCCCGAGAGCCATCCTGCTGTCAAGGCAGCAAGGGAGGAACTGGCGCGCCTGCAGGCAGAGAAGGACAAGCTGGGACCGCAGTACCACTCGAGCCACTGGCAAGACGATCCCAACGTGCT